ACGGAGTTAACGGACAAGTCTTTTACACATGGATAAAGTACGCGGATAATGCTTCCGGTGTCGGCATATCCGACAGTCCGGTCGGCAAAAAGTATATCGGTTTTGCATATAATAAATTAACGCCTGTCGAAAGCGATACACCGTCCGATTACATGTGGTCGCTGATAGCCGGAACCGACGGAGTTCCCGGCGCTCCCGGTAAGGACGGTCAAACAACCTACACTTGGATAAAGTATTCAGATTATGCCGACGGAAAAAATATGTATGACGTTCCTACCGACAACACCGAATACATAGGTATAGCTGTTAACAAGACTACCGCCGTAGAAGGTACCAATCCGGCTGATTACACATGGTCGAAATTCAAAGGCGATCAAGGGGTGCCCGGCGATCAGGGTACTGCCGGCAAAGACGCTGATTATTACGAGTACAGGTACGCAAAGAACGGTTCGACCACAGCATCGCCTGCACTTGTCAACAATACTCCCGCTCCTGTCGGGTGGACAACTTCAATGCCGAGCCTCGGGCAATTGGAATATCTTTGGATGACTATTGCAAAGAAAGATTCTGCGGGCAACTTGATTCAAAATTGGAGTACACCGGTCAGGACAAACGGCGTCGACGGCGCGCCGGGAATTCCCGGCGGGGTTGTAAACATTGTCGCCGACGGTCAGGTTTTCAAATACAGCAATCCCTCTTTTACCGGAACGCCGACGCCGGCAACAATTAATCTTCGCGTCGATATACCGGCGAGCGCCGGAACCTTGACATGGTATTATATTGACGGAGTTCAGGAAATTTCTATAAATACCGGGTTAATACTTGCCGTTGCTTATAACGCTCCCTACCTGTCGGGCGTTCAGATAAGGACTATCAGGGCCAAATGCACGTATAACGGACAAGTCTTGTCAGATGATATAACCATAGCTAAGTTGGGTGACGGAGCAACCGGATCGCCCGGATCACAAGGATCGCCCGGAACTCCCGGAGCGCCCGGTAACAACGGCGCTGATGCCTACACCGTTTTGCTTACCAACGAATCGCATACGGTGGCTTGCGATTCGTCCGGAAACCCATTAGCCGGTGAACTTAATTCAACGAAATCAAGCACAAGCGCTATTGTTTATCGTGGTGTAAATCAATTAAATCCATCATCGACGGCAAGTACGGGTTATTATACAATTTCAATTCAGTCCACCTCAGGATGTACAGCCTCTATAACAAGCTCAATCGTATATATTAACGGGATAACAGCCGACAGCGCTCAGGTGAACATCTCTATTAATTGCGAAGGGAAGCAAACGTTTACCAAAGTAATGACGTTGACCAAATCGAAAGCAGGCAAAGACGGCTCTCCCGGTTCGCCCGGAGAGAAGGGAGATTTAGGTCCCTCCGCAGTTTTTCGTGGTGATTATAACAATTCCGCAATGTATTACGGAACGGCCAAAAGGGTTGATTGCGTCAAATATAACGGTACATACTATGTTGCTCGCGTTGACGCCGGTGACGGATTTTACGGTCAGCTTCCGACCAACACCGCAAAATGGAACTCATTCGGAGCACAGTTTGAAAGCGTTGCAACCAACCTTTTGCTTGCCGAAATGGCAAATATAGGCGATTGGATAATCAAAGGCGGTAAAATTACGAGTCAGTATGCCTATGACGGCACATTGATAAACAGCTCTACCGATATTAATACAAAAACTCCGAGAGCGCAGTTAGATGGAGTAAACGGAGGACTTATTCTTGCCTCAAGCGTTCCGGACGCCATAACGGGAAACGGCATTCAAAAAATCACATTAAATAGCCAAAATACAACCATAAAGGCAGAAATGAATGCCAGCGGAGGAGACTATTACGGAGGATATGGAACCGCATACCTTAACTCGCAAGGTATTTTTTCAAACAGGGCTGGGGTGCAAGTTACAGTTCCTACGCAAGGGGGTTATGTTAGTGGTGGAGTTAGAGGATCGGTAGTAGGCCTTGGATATGGAAAAATGAATAAAAATGAATATTTTGGTATTGGAATTGCCGGAGTGGTCGGGTTAGCTTTAAATGGGGAAAATAACCCCGCTCCCGCATTCGGCGGATATTTTCAGAACTTGATGGCAGTCGGATTGAATTTGGGAACCAGATCGTTAAATAATTCAAACGATAATACAATACCATCCGAAGAAGATTGTTTTTTAAGTTGTTATAACTCTGTGTATATAACTTTGTATTACAACTCTCCGCAAACAATCGGAAAAGTATATTATATCAGACGCAATAACGCTGAAGTTAATCTTAACGTTAATGCTAACGGAGGAAAGCAAATTCAGCTTCCAACCGGCACTTTGGTTAACAGTGTTACATTAGCAACTCGTGGTAATTTAGCTGTGTTGATATGGGACGGAAGTTATTGGTTGTTTAATTATCTTAATTAAAAAAAAAATGAAAAAGATTTATAACGAAATCATTCCTTTCAAAGGATTTGCAGCGGTAAACGTGTTCGGCATTTTGTTTATCCGAAAAAATTTTATTTTGACAGACAGAATAATCAATCACGAGGAAATCCATACGGTTCAAATGCGCGAGATGCTGTATGTGCCATTTTATATTTGGTACAGCGTCGAATGGATTTTTAAGCTGTTTAAATACGGTTTAAAAGGTGCTTATCACAACCTGTCTTTTGAGCGCGAAGCGTACAAGAATGATAATGATTTTGAATATATAAAAAGACGAGTAATGTTTGCGTGGATAAAATTAATTTAATTAAAAAATACAAAATTTATGCAATTATTTGATAAGGAGTTACTTGAGATATTGGGATTTATTTTTCCGCAAATAATGATGTTGGCAATTATATATTTTCTTGTTTTCATTGTTATATTTCTTGACCTTTGGGCCGGAGTAAGAAAAGCAAAACTAAGAGGAGAATACCGGTCATCCGTCGGGTTAAGAAAAACAATTGAAAAGATAAGCAATTATTTTAATATGCTTTTCATGATTACGATTATAGATGTAATGCAGATGCTTGCAATTGCTCACATCAATACAGATATAAATAGACATTTACCGGACCTGCCGATACTTACTTTTTTAGGTGCGATATTCATTGGATTCATAGAACTGAAAAGCGTTTACGAGAAAAACGAAGACAAGGAAAAGGCTGAAATCACCCAAACTGCAAAAATAGTCAGCAAGGTAATAGCCGACATAAGCAACTCGGAATTATCATCCAAAGTTTCGCAATATTTCAAAAACAATGAAACGAATGATAAAAATGATAGCATACATGACAATGACAATATTAACACATAAAAAACAATTCTATGAAAACAAGCGAAAAAGGAATAGAATTTATCGCCTCGCATGAGGGACTAAAATTGAAAGCATATAAATGTCCGGCCGGTGTATTGACAATCGGTTACGGACACACGAAAGGCGTCATGCATGGCGATGTAATCACGAAAGAACATGCGATCGTGTATTTGAAAGAAGACGTCACGGATGCCGAAAATGCAGTAAAAAGGCATTTGAAAAGTCTGAATCAAAATCAATTTGATGCGCTTGTCAGCTTCGTTTTTAATGTCGGTTCCGGCAATTTTCAGTCTTCGACGCTGCTGAAAAAGGCTATTGTCAATCCAAACGACAAAAGCATAGCGGCGGAATTTATGAAATGGAACAAAGCTAAAAACAGTTCAGGCATTTTGGTAGAATTGCCCGGATTGACTAAGAGAAGACAACAGGAAGCAAATCTTTATTTCAGAACAATATGAAAACGTTACTTTTTTACCTAAATATTTTTTGGCAAGCCGACATTCTTGGCAAAGAATTCGTTTTGAACAATAAAAACGGAAAGATACATCACTATACATGCGAGTGGTGCGATAATATAACAGATTATAAACGACTAACTCAAGATAAAGCCATTGAGTTGCTTAATAACCATTCCTTATTTTATAAATTGCCAAGTTGCTGCATAGATAAAATAAAGTTATGAAAAAATATCTCATATTTGTATTAATGCCTGTTATTATCGCAGGTTGTGGAAGTTCAAAGCCTCTTGTTTCTACCGATACAAAGTCTAACATTGAAATCGTTGAAAACTACGACATTTTATACCAACGTGAACAAAAGATATTGGAACAATTAAACAGGATCGAAAAGACATTGTTCAACGAAAATATTACCGTTACTTCCGTTATTGTCGAATATGACACGGATAAGCCTGTTAATCCGGATACCGGTAAACCGCCCGTTAAATCCGAAACAAAAACGGATATAACAAAAAACAAACAAGGCGAAACGATTACAAGCGATAAAAGTACGAAATCCGATGAAAATCTAACGAATTTGCATGATAACAGTACGGTAGCCTCGAAAAACAATCTGGTAGAAAAAGTAAAACAAGAATCACCGAAAGACCCTTACCGGTACAGGTATATTTTTTATTCTATAATCGCAGTTATAGTAATTATATGTATAGGATCTTTTTTTGCAGTAAAAAATAAATGGTTTTTGCTTTTCAAAAAATTATTCTGACTATTTTTCACTTCATAATAATAAATTTGTTAGTACACTTACCGGCCGTCTTGTTCGTGAGAATTGGACGGTTTTTTATTTTTAATGAAATATTAACAATTATTAATAAAATATATTTGTATAACATCAAATTATATGTTACCTTTACATCAGAATTAACAACAATTAAACACCGGCGGCAACGGGTAACAGCGGCTAAAGAAAGTGAAATCAACAGTAAACATTAAGTTAAATGGAGTAAACTACCAATTAACCGTAAATTTCAAGAGAGGAGAATATGGGAGATATTTAAACTCTTGTGAAAAAGGAGAATATAGAAACTATGTTGTTTCTATTGACAAAAAAGAAACTCATGAAAATGAGTTATTTTACAAAACAATAATAAAAGTAGCAAATGATAAGTCAAGTTGCCATGGCAATTGGTATGCTCATTGTAACGGCTATGCAAAAGATGCTATATTAAATTATAGAAATGAATTAACTATTAACACATATGCACCTTATAATAAGTAATTTTATCGCC